TTGCATTTTAGGTCTTCCTTTCTAAAACAAAAGGGGCGGCCGAAGCCACCCCGCATAGATTATGCTGATACAGCACTTTCAAATCTTAAGCCGGAAAGCTCATCAATTCTTAGTGTTGCGAACATTGCCTTCCAACCAATCGATGCTCTCTGGTTTAGTGGGTCGGCTGTTCCTGCGGATCCTGCTTCCTTTACGATAATTTTAGGCTTTGAGGAGCCTTTGATATCAGGAACCATGTAAGCGTTAGAACCGAAGCAATATGACAGATGTACAGGTACTCCTGCAGCTCCGCCAGTAGGGTAAATCTTTGCATTGTCAATTTCCACAAAGTAGATACCTGCTAACTTAGCAATAACGCCGTCTCTTAATGCCTTCGAGTTGTCATACTGATTGAATGACTTATATTCAGTCATGTTCTTAATGTCATAGGCAACGTCTGGGGAGATTAGACAAACATAACCCATTCCGCCATCCGGCATCGTGATTTTCTTAACTTTGTTCTTTTTCATTGTCCTGGCCATCTTTAAGATGTCAGCATATGAAATTACTGCAGCAGTTAAGATTCTTGATGCCACTCCATTAGCGTAGGAAACATTTGTTCCTGCCATAACTACATCGCGAACGATTTCATCAATTGACTGCCCTGCCTGCTCGCCAAAAAGCTTAGATACTTCGGAGATTGTGTCATCTAGTCCAACCATATCAAGTTTTTCAGTGACGATTGCATAGTTGCCATATTCAGCTACTGATGCGGATCTCTTTACAACAACCAGATCTACTCCGTCAGGCGTAGCGCCTTCTGTGATAGCTGTGGTCGAAACTGCTAGATTCTCAAAGCGTCTGATTGATACAGTATCGCCGGAGTTTCTAGGAAGTTCCTTTTTCTGGCCATACTTATACCACTGAAGTTCAGGCATAAGTCTGTCGTACATTTCTCTGTCATAGATTTCAGCATTCTCAGTTGTAATGCCGGTGTATCCTGCAGCACTTGCTGCCAGTCTGTTTACGTTAGTTGCGAACAACTGTAAATCAAAATTCATTTTTCTCATTTCTTTTTATTCCTTTCGTTGATTGCGTACCTCTTCCCTGTATGCTTCAAACTCTTCTTGGGTCATATCTGCGACATTTTTCGTCTTATGAACGACACCATCATCTAAAGCACTTCCTGGGGAAGATGCAGCGTTTTTATTGAGTTTACGGATTGTTTCTTGTTCTGTTTCCAGCTTAACTTTCTTGACATGAATTCGGTTGTAAGCGTCTAGTAGTGGAATCCCCTTGGCTTCCTTCAGAGCAAATACTTCCTTTGGTATCTGTGAGAAGTCCTTCACTTCAGGGTATTCCTCGGTTAGTTCAGACCATTCAGCATAAATTTGCTGTTGTCTTTGCATTGATTCTTTTTCAATCCTTGCAGCTTTAACGTCAGGATGCTCGCTTACAAGTCTGTCTATGTCATCAACACCAGCGTTCTGCATTTCCATTTCATAGAGAGCTTGATTGTAGTCGGCTTCTGACAATATAGGCTTGCCACTGATTGGCATTACCTGCCCTTCATACAGCTTGGCGTATACAGTGTCATTGGCCTCTTGGGCAGCTCTACTAGTTTCTTCTTTGAGTCTTCTTGCAAAAGTTTGTGTTTGAGTAACCTCTTCAGCGGCTGGCGCTGCAGGATCCTCTTCACCTTCGGGTGTTTCTTGTGTTTCTTCTGTTTCCTCTGCTTCCTCTGCTTGGGCCTCTTCAAATTCTTGTGTTTCTTCCACTGGGGCCTCTTCATAGTCATTGAATAATTGCAGGTCTAGTGAGTGTGCGAAATTCACGTTATTAGCAGCACGTTCGTAATCATTCATATTTCTCCTTTATTTGTTGGCGAGGTTCGGTTTTATCCGTTTTGCAGCCTAATTTAAAAAGCACCCCGAAGGATGCTGCTTATCAAATGGTAGATGTGTGACCACCTCCTTTTATTGTTCTACTCTTGCCAGTTCCGTTTCCGCTATCACTGTTGGGTTATTTAGATCCGGGCCACAATAGTTGGCGCAGATTCTATTTTTCGTTTTCGGATCAATGGCAGAATTGGTGCAAACCCATTTTCTCTCTGTGTAGATTTCCGTGCTTCCTGCCTCGGTTGTCAGTCTACTTTTTGCGATTTGCAGCGGGAGCCCACAGATGGGGCAGTTGTGTTCGTTTGGTTCCATGTTTTCTCCTCTCTTGTTTATTTAAACCACTTGTTCTGGCAAAATTATTTGTTCTTGTTCTAGCTTCGCTTGTGATTCTTGCTTTATGGCAGCTTGGAGATCAGGCGAAAGACTAGATATGAACTTATCAAATTCTTTACCCGTGTCTGCCTGTTTCCTCTTCATTTCTTCGGCTGCCTTTTCCTGCTGTTCCCTGGTGTCAATTAGTCTCTGTTTCTTTGTGACTGAACCTTGTGGAAGTCTTTCGAGATACTCAATAAAGGTTATCAATTGTTTATCAAGCCAACTGTTAAGCATGTTGAGGTTCGTTATCTCTGAATACTGGCTTGAAGCTCCTACCTCAATTTTCAGTCTCATGTTTACATCTTTGTAGATTTCTCCATTGAAGTTCATTATTTCTTCTTTGCTGTCTTTATTTTTCACAACAACAGCTCTTGTGGTGTTGAACTTCGCTTTCCAAATATCAGCCCATATAAGTCCGGCGTCTTCCATGCACTGGTAGAACCTTCGTTGTACTCCTTCTAAAGGAATTGCAGATTGTCTTTGCGCCCACATCATTGCGGATGTGTTATCGGCCTTAGCATCGCCAAGAGCGTTTTCGCTGGCTCCTGCAAGGTCTTTAGTCATTACTACGATTTTATCTATCAACATTGGGATGTCATTACTTATTTTCCCGGTGTCAAGGTACCTGGCTGCGCTTGTGATGTCTCCATCAACCCCAATTGCCGTTCCTACTCTGTTTGTAGGTTTGTTCATTCTTGTACGGTCATAAATGAATTGAGGCGTACCGGTTCTTTGCGCCGAAAGAATAGCCTGGGCCATTAGCTGGTTTACTGCTATCTGATTCGGTATCTGCCCTTTCATTTCGCCCATACCATAAGCGAAACGTTTACGAATATCCCAGTTCATTGCTGCTACTGGGTATATTGTGTAGTCTGTATCGTATTCAGGCACAAACTCCACGGATTTGCATGATTCTTTACAATATATTTTCCCATCCTTAACGAAGTAGTGCATTAAGGTTGTGAGTTTAGACTGATCGTCAAGTTCCAATTTGGCTTTGTCGTACCCCTGATCCTGCGTGTCAGTATCTGCTGTAATTAAATTGATTAGTCTTTGCTCAACATTATGGTCTTTCGCCAATTTCTTTATATCAGATACCAGCTTCCTATACGAAAGGATGACGTATGGCTGAACCGGTTTGCCATGTGCGTTTATTCTCCTGTCATTAGGGTTTCCAAGGAATACATTAGTACCATCAATGACTTCTCCGCACATTTTTCCTTGGGCCTGGGCCATTACTCCATCATCATTACCATATATGGCTTTAGCGTCATAATAATAGTGCAATACTCCCATTCCAGACAAGGCGGCATTCAGAAGCATTTCTTCGTTTAGTGATTTCTGTTTTATTTCCTCCCATGCAGTTTCTGAATATGAGTTAAAGGCATTCATAGCCTCTTCATATAGTTTTCCCTTTTCGTTTGCTGCCGGTTCCTGGCCTTCTACCTTCGGTGGCTGCGTATACCCCTCAACACTAAAGTTCATTTTTATGTCTTCCGCCATTACGCTGGATACCTTGAAGTCAACTATACGCTTTGAAAGCGGCAGTATTGGCTTTGGCAGGTCCATATCTTCCAGCCCATGATAATGATCGTTAGCATAGAATCTTTCCGCCTTCGCGCATTCTGTAAGATACTTTTCTCTTCTAAAGAAGTTCAGTCCGGTTTCATATTTCTGCCAGCTGTCTGTTTTTGTTCCCATTATTCCTCCTCCACATCACCTGTATAGCTCATGAATTTTGTCATATCCTCTTCAAATTTCTTGTTAACTTTCACCTGCTCATGTTCAATTTTGATTTCTCTGACTTTATTCACTGTTTCTTTTACTTCCTCAACCGGGCTTAAGGGAGTTTCCCCTTTGGCTGTGATCATCCCCAGCCTTAAACCTTGTTTAAAACCTATAAACGCAATAAAAAAAAGAACTACTCCGAGTCCTACTGTAATAATGGCCGTTTCCATACTTTCCTCCTATTTTGTTCTTTTATGAACTCTTTCAAGTTGCTAATTATATGCTTTATCATTATCCCGTCTCTTTTGTTCAATCTTTTTTCTATTCTCAATATCTTTGTCCATAGCCTCTTCAAAAGCCTTACAGGTGGCTTTACAGCCTTTTAATTCTACATACTTTGGGTATTCATCTGCTATGAGTTTGAGACCGTTTGCAATCAAGAACATCCCGTATTTATCTTTTGTCTCTACCATCATGTAACCTTTTCTTTTTACAGATTTTCCGCATAGTTCAAGTGTCTGCATCAAAACGCTGACTGAGGCGCATATAATGTCTTTGCCGTCTTCAGCGAAGTTCGAATGGCCTGTCGTTATTATTCCATCGTCCAGTATTGTAATGTTTATCATGTTCTTCTACCTCCTTAAAAAACCCATTTAATTTATGCCACATTTCAAAAGTTATATTGTCGCAAGTGTCTGCTCCTTCACATTCTCTTTTTAGTAGCCTATGCAATACTTTGATTTCTTCTGGTCCAAGCGTTACTGACCCTTTAAGTTCAAGTTCTATTTTCATTAGTAACCTCCTAAATATTTATCGTTAACTTCATCGGATGAAGTATAACCATCTTGTTTTGCCACTGGATCTGATAGTGCCCAGTTCTGAGTTGATTGCTTTGCTGTTATTTCAATTGGTCTTTGTCTCATAATGCAAAAATACCTTAGAGCGTCGGGAGCATGGGTTAATTCATGGTCTTTCTTGTCCTCGATGTCATTTGCATTGTTTTCACGTTGTTTTAGCTGGGGCAGTGTTCTTATAAGGTTTGTGCAGTTGGAGAATATCTTCAGCTTTGAGGTTTGTACCGGCTCTCCTGTCTGTTCGTCTCTTGATTCATACACCTTGAGCCATTCCTTTACAGCAAGCCATCCCGTTTCTCTATTATTATCCGACCTTGTTAGCGACTCTCCATTTTCTCTAAATATATCGAATGCACTCTTACCTGTTTCTTGTCTTCTGTTTTCTAGATCAGGTGGAGCATATTTAATAATTGGCTTGTCTGTTCCGTTAACATCTTTTATTCTTTTTGCTGCTTCTGAAATGATTAAATCGCTTTCATATAGTTCTTTATATACAAATGCTCCCCCTTGAGGGTCCATCGCTATCCAGTAGTTTGCTAGCATATCAAGTCCATAATCCTTAGTGGTATAACGGTTCCAGTGCTGTGGGATGGGGAATGGATTAACAACATGAATAT